CCGGAAGATGTTCTCCGTGATGAAAATCGTGAAGCCGTTCGATGGCCAAGAAGATCGCTCTCACCGTTCCGGAAACTACAGAGATGGTATGATGATCATCGAGGCGATCGAAGGTGAAGGCACTCTCGCTTGGGACATCTACAACTGGGAGAAGCAAGGCTACGTCCAGGTGATCGAGCCCACTGAAGAGGAATATGCACAGCGTCGCGCTGCGTGGTATAAGGAGAAGGGTCGCGAAGACCCTGATGTCGCGAAGATCCGTATGCGTGAAGAGCGTGAGAAATCCAAAGCTGAGCGAGAAGCTGAGCGAGAAGCCAAGAAAGCTGAACGGGAAGCTGCCAAGGCTGCGAAGAAAAACGCCGAAGCTCAGGCTGCCGAATAATGATTATTGAACGCATCAATGCGTTCTTTGAGTATCTCAATGAACGCGAAAACGTCCGCCTTCGAAAGGAGGCGGGCGATTTCTTTCCGTGGACTGAGGATGAGATCCTCAGAACCTATAAGTTCACCAACGTTCGGCGTCAACACGACCGGACCAGCATGGAGCTTAGAGAGCGTTTCTACACACCACACTACGAAGATGACAATCGCTCAATCTTGATGAACTGTGCCACATACCGATATTTCGGGACGTGGGAGTTCGCTTCTGCTATTGGATGGCAATCGTATGATGACTTCGATTTTGATATGATCGAAGAAATCGCAACAGATCGTCTCAACAACAGAGAGCGTGTTTTCACAGGTGCATATGTCATTACAAATCAAGGGATTCCTGCCCCAAAACAGGAAGTTGTGGTGCATTATTTTCTCAAGGCTCTTTGGAAAGCGACGCCGGAGATCGTAAATCTAGCTCAGACCACACAGTCTTGGGAACAGGTCGCCAAGCGCATGATGAGGCTGAATGGCTTCGGAGGCACTGGCTTCATGACCAAAGAAGTTCTCTTGGACACGACCTACACTGGCTTCTGGAAAGGACGCCAGCTCAATGAGCACATGTCTTTCCCGATTGACTGGTTCAAATGGACCCCAATCGGCCCAGGAGCTCTCCGTGGTGCGGCTCGTGTCCTTGGGGACGATCAGGCTAAGCCACTCAAGAACGAGCAGGCTTTTCAGTGCATCATGGAACTTGTGAACTTACAGCACCTGTTCTTCAAGCACGATTTTGAACTTTCACCGACGGATATTCAGTTCGGTCTGTGTGAGTTCGACAAGTATGAGCGTGTTCGTCTTGGACAAGGAAAGCCGAGAAGTAGATACAATGCTCCCTGACTCTATTTTCTGGATTCTACTCTACTGGCTGATCATGTGGGCAATGTTCCTACAGTGGTATAGCCAAGAAGTAGAATCCGGACAAAGACCCAAGATGAGCTGGCTCATTCTAGTGCTGACATTCCTATTCGTCGGCTTTGTTCCATTATTGTTCCTTTTCTTTTCTATAAAGAAAGCTATAGAAAAGACAAAACGATAGTTGTCTTTTGTGTGCCCCAGCTATATGCTGGGGCTCATACTGTATAACTCGAGGAAGCTAACATGAAGATAGCTGTAGCCCTCCATTCCTGCATGGATCTTGGAGGTATTATCAATCACACAGAGCAACTGATCGGCGGTTTTCAAGACCTAGGACATGTAGCTCATCTGTATGAGCTTGTCTACGCCGACAACGCAATTACTCAAATTCGCTCTGGTGATTTTGAGTTCAACGGACCTAGTGGAATTCCGTTCGCTCAGGGTAAGGGCTGGAATTTTCACAAATCTGCACGTCTGTCCTACAAGACCTCTCCTGGGCTTGTGAACGCAAAGCACATTTTGAGCCAGTATGATATCGTCATCTGGACAGTGCCTGTTCCTCCCAAGAACAGGCAACAGCTCGGCAACGATAAATGGCCAGAACTCTATGATCTTGATCCTAGGATCAAGCAAATTGCTTTCATTCATGATGGTAACGCTAGGAGTAATTCTCTCCATCTATATCATGTTGCAGAGCACATCTCTGGTCTTGCCTGTGTTCACGAATGTGCACTCAACTCTGCTGATATTTTCCCTATCCCGCGCGCGCTGGTATTGAACCCACAGTTCATGCCAATTCGTGAATACCCAGAGTGGGATGACAAGTTCACTGGCTTCGTAAACATGCAGACATTCAAAGCATGGAAGCATGTTCATGAGCTCATTCAGGCTATTGCCTACATGCCGCCCAAAGAACCGGGCGAGCTGCGGGAAGTCGCTGGTAAAGGGATCGAGTATCAGTATATGACCTCGATCGACAAATGCAAAGAGATTTACTACCACAACGACCCTGAGAAGCCTTTTCATGGGCGCAAGTTCTGGGACGTTGCTCTCGAGAACGGTATGAAGCATCATGACTATTGGCCAACACCAGATGTAGACGAATGGCTAAAGATGGCCCGAGTTTTGGTAGATCCGAGCTGGTCTGCGAAATACAGTGCCATTGGTGGTCACTGGAACAGAGTAGCTGTTGATGCCATGATCCGCGGTGCGGTGCCTGTTGCACAGAAGCGTGGTATGGGAACTTCTCTGTTCAAGCCCAAAGTTCATTACGTTCCGCTGGATGGTGCGCGAGATGCTCAGGATTATGCAGATATTGTTCTAGAGACAGGACACATGTCTGCAATCCAGGCTCGTAGTTTCCAGGAAGCTGCTCGTGAACTTCTGCCGCAGTTTGATCGAAAGGCGATTGCTCGTCGTGTTATCGATCTAGCAAACGGCGAAGTAGAAACTGAGATCGGAGCTGCCGATCCAGATCTGCGTGAGAAGTTCGAAAATCAGATGTTCGATCACTTTGGAATTATCGCATGAAAGTCATCACAGCGCGCGGTGTGAACGATGCTATCCTTCTTGGGCTTTCTTTGCTGAAAGTCGAAGGTGTAGATCGAGAATCCAGAAATGGTCCTGTTCGGGTGTTTCCAGGACCCGTTACTACTCACTATCAGCATCCGGAGGAGCGTGTTCTATTTCACCCAGAAAGGGACGCGAACCCATACTTCCACTTCATGGAAAGCCTCTGGATGCTATCTGGAAGGCGTGATGTAGAATGGATCAGCCGATTCTCTAGCAACATTGCAAACTACAGCGATGACGGAGTCACTTTTCATGGTGCATATGGCTATCGCTGGCGAAACTGGTTTGGAGTATGCGAATATTTGCCTAACGGCACAATTCGAGAACTTGGCAAAATCAATCAGCTTGCCACAATCGCCAACATCCTGAAATCTGATCCAGATGATAGACGAGTAGTTCTCCAGATGTGGGACGTTTGTCAAGATCTTGGACGTGATGGAAAGGATTTTCCATGCAATGTAGTCGCAACGTTCCGCATTAATCCCTACGGCAAATTGGACATGACCGTCTTCAATAGGTCAAACGATATGATCTGGGGTGCCTATGGCGCGAACGCTGTTCACTTCTCAATGCTCCAAGAAGTAATGGCATCTTGGATCGGTGTGCCGATGGGTGGCTACTGGCAAGTGAGCACAAACTTCCATAGCTACCATTCAACTCTTGAGAAGCACTCTAAGCTGATTGGTATCTGTCCTGGATTTGATCCATACGAGCTAGGCGAAGTTCGGCCTATTCCTGTCGTCAATGGCCCAATAGAGCAGTGGTTTCAAGATCTGCACATGTTCATGGAGGTAGGTCCCGCCATTGGGTTCAAGGACAAGTTTTTCAAGAAAACAGCAGTTCCGATGCTACAGTCTTGGGAAATGTGGAAAAACGCTGAAAGCCCGAAACGCATTGAAAATGCGATGAGATATGCCAGTGAGATCGAAGCGCCAGATTGGCGTAGGGCCTGCCTAGAATGGCTAGATCGGAGAAAGAAATAATGTATGATGATATCGTCTGCGATGTAACTCGCATCAAATTCGCTCGAGAAGGTGCTTCAGTTCTTCGCACACATACTCAATCTGGGATTGGTCCACACTTCGTCGGAATGCACACTTTCAACATGATCACCATGTTGAAGATCCTTCACCCTAACCCTTCTATCAACCTCGTTTGGGCTGTTATGGAGCATGATATCCCAGAGAGAATGACAGGCGATATACCACATCCTGCAAAGAAAGCTGGTCTAGTCAATCATGATCAGCAGTCTGCATTTGAAAAACATCTGAAAATCGCTGTATTTGGAGAAGATCATCTTAGCCAGCTCAGTGAAGAAGATCTGAAATGGCTTAATGGTCTGGACATGTTAGAATTCTATTGCTGGTGTAAGGACCAGATAATGATGGGAAATCGCATGATGGAAAGAAAACTTCATGCGGTCGAAAACTATATGGAACAATACAAGTTCATGTATCCAGAAAAGATTGTGGACACCTATTACGCAATCCGCAGTCACAACTGGCAAACAATGTCTGATATCGGAGGTTAATGATGTCCAATGACTATGTTGCTCAAGAAGGAGGAGATCATTATCAGGCAGATTACCAGCACTGGGATTGGGTGATTGACTGCAAGGTTCACTATCTAGCTGGCAACTGCACCAAGTATCTCTCGCGCTGGCAGAAAAAGAACGGCGTAGAAGATCTTCGCAAGGCGATGTCATATCTAGAAAAGATGATAGTCGTCAGAAAGAAAAGTCCAGACTATGTATTCAATCACGGGGCACCGGACATTGTTCGTATCTGCACAAATCGTCTTTGTGAAAGTCTTGGCTTGAATGATATTGAGCGCAGTATCTTTGAACTTGTTTCTGGTCCTTGTTCAATGAAAATGCTGTTGCTTGCATACAGCCAGTTGAAAGAACTAATTACGACCTCTCAGATGGCCGTAGAGGCGCAGCTTGGCACTGCCGCACCTGCACCACATGGCCCGGCTTCAAGGCCGCCAGAGGACGTCCCTGGACGTGTCTGTGGTGCTATTACCAAGGCACCTATGCCCAGCGCGTCCACAGGCGTCGCAAGAAAGCCTTCTCTCGGCATGGAACATCCGTTTGGCTATGATGAAGCAGCAGAACTAGGCTTTAGGAAAGAATAATGGTCGTTCGCACAAAAACGAATCCAAATAATGGAGGCTGTCTCCAACTTGGGTTTTTCATGCCAGAGGCGAGCTGGCGTCCTCCTTCAATTTCAGATCTCCCTTCTTGGAAGGGCGCAAAAAGAATAGCGATTGATGCCGAAACAAGAGACCCTAGTATCGTTGCGAATCTAGGATCTGGTTCTATAAGAGATGGGTATACTGTAGGATGGGCCTTCGCAATCGAAGGAGGGCCGAAATACTACCTACCAATTCGTCACGAAGGAGGCGATAATCTCCCAGTAGAACAGGTTCTGCACTACCTGCGAGAACAGATCAAAAATTTCACTGGAGAGTATGTGGGAGCTAATCTCGCATACGATGTTGATTATGGATACAATGATGGGTTTGAATGGCATCCTGATGCGACTTTTCGAGATATTCAAATTGCAGATCCTCTGATTTACGAGCTACACCGAAGCTATTCTCTCGAAAATATCGGCAAGCGAAATGGTGTTGAAGCTAAAGATGAGCGACTCTTGATAGAAGCAGCAGAGGCCTTTGGCCTTGATCCAAAAGCGGGACTGTGGAGACTACCTGCACGATATGTCGGAGCCTATGCAGAGAATGATGTGACATCTCCGCTAGAAATTCTACGCATACAAGAGAAGCGTATCGACCAAGAAGGCCTACGGAAAATCTGGGACTTAGAAAGTCGCACTCTGCCTGTGCTAGTTCGTATGCGCCGACGTGGTGTTCGCATAGATTTTGACAAGCTCATTCAAATCGAAGAATGGACTAAAGTTGAAGAACAGGCTGCTCTTGACCTGATTCGTCGACATACTGGTGTCAGAGTTGCATTCGGTGATGTGTGGAAAGCCTCTGCTCTTGCTCCTGCGTTAGAGGCTATCGGTATGCGTCTGCAAAAAACAGCCCAAGGACAGCCACAGATTGACCGCTTCCTCTTGGGTGGAAGTAATCATCCTGTTTGTGAGGCAATTCTCCGTGCTCGAAAAGTGAACAAGATTCGCACAACTTTTGCTGAGAGCATCAGAAAGTATGCAGTCAACGGAAGAATTCATTGCTCTTTTCGTCAGATTGCATCAGAAACTGAGAGCGGAGAGCAGAAAGGTGTTCGCTATGGTCGTCTTTCTGCAATTGACCCAAACCTTCAGCAACAGCCTAGCCCGGATCGAGACCCAGAAATCGCAGGTGAATGGCGCAAGATCTTCATCCCAGAAGAAGGTGCGATCTGGGGCTGCAATGACTATTCTCAGCAAGAGCCCAGATGGACGACGCATTTCGCAGCTGTGATGGACTTGCCTCGTGCTCGTGAGGCTGCCCTGCGCTACCAGAACGATCCCAACACTGATAACCACGAGATGATGACCAGATTGGTCTACACAGATGCTCAAGTTGAAGAATGGCTAGCAAAAGATCCAAAGGCTTTCAAAGTTCATCGTGGATATTCAAAGAACATCTTTCTTGGACTTTGCTACGGTGAGGGTGGAGCAAAGCTCTGTCATGATATCGGCAAGCCTACTCGCTGGTGTGTTTTCTATGGTATTGGTGCTGATCGACGTGTAGAGTATTTCGAAAATCGTCGAGAAGCCATGGATTACAGAAACCAAATCGGAAGAGGACATATTCGTGAAGTTGCAGGTGAAGAAGGTCAACAGATCCTAGACAATTTCGATGCAGAAGTGCCATATGTGCGCCAGCTTGCTAGAGCGGCGACAAGAAGAGCAGAGATGAAAGGCTACGTTAGAACTATTCTTGGTCGCAGGCTCAACTTCGAGCAGCGAGAGGACGGTTCCTATGACTATACGCACAAGGCGCTGAACAGGATTATTCAGGGGAGCAGTGCAGATCAAACGAAGCTCGCTATTTGTGAGCTTGACAGAGCAGGTTATTTTCTTCAGTTGCAAGTTCATGACGAGACTGATGGAAGCTATTCCTCAGTCGCCGAAGCAAAAGCAGCAGGTGAAGTGATGCGTGACTGTATCTTGAGCATGGTTCCTGGAAAGCTGTGGGTTCCTTTCAGAGTTGACACAGAGGTTGGACCTTCCTGGGGTGAAATCAAAGGTGTGAAATGAGATATGGAGTTTTGGTGAACGGAGACTTCGAAGAAAGATCTCTCATTAAAATGACCGCTCCGGGTTTCTCTCGTCCCATGTTGGGACGTAGCGGAACTTATGACGAATATGTCATGAAAGAGATCAATCGAAGCTACGGCAAGCTAGATGTGAAAAATCGTGTCGTTTTGGACATCGGTGCAAATATCGGCTGTTTCTCTCTTTGGGCTTTGGGCAAAGGAGCTAGACATGTGATCTCTTTAGAGCCAGAATTGAATAACTTCAATATGCTGGAGCTGAATTTGAAAGATGAGACTAACTTCTCTCTTTACAACGAAGCCCTAGCCGCTGATAAAGATGGAGAAGGTATTCTCTATCTCAGCAAAACTGGCAAAAATCCTGGGAATTCAAGCACAACACCTCGTCGAGGCCGGATTGGAGTTTTGATCAACTACATGTCTGTAGCCCAACTCAAAGAATACCATCCGGATATAGATGTAGCGAAAGTTGACTGTGAAGGCGCAGAGTATGATTTCATGAAAACTCTGGTCGAAGCATATCCAAATATGCGACAGGTAGCACTAGAAATTCACATCAGTGGTTTTGGACTTCTAGCTGCAATCTCTTTGCATAACCTGATGCTTGATGCAGGCTTCACTGCTATTGTTCCACCACGGCTAGATAATGAGAGTCTTTGGCAAACTCTAGCGACATATGAAAGATGAGAAAATGCAGCATGTGATGCTTGATCTTGAGACATGGGGGACAAAGCCGGGCTCTGCTCTGCGTTCTATCGGCATGGTCCAGTTTGATCCTTTCTTCCCAGGATTCGGGAAAGAATTCTACTGCAATATTGATGATGAAAGTCAGCTCGCAATCGGTGCTATCAAAGACCAAAAAACTGTTGAATGGTGGACGCAGCAGAGTAAGAAGGCGCTAGAAATTCTAGAAGTAGAAAAGCTCAATGTTCATGATGCTTGCGACAGAGTGATCCAATATTTCAATGAGACAGGAGTTTCCATTGTTTGGGCACAAGGTTCCAATTTTGATCCTGTGCTTCTTGAAGCAATCTTTGACATGGCTGGAAAAGTCGTGCCATGGAAATTCTACAATACTCGAGACACTCGCACTATCTACAGCGTAGCAAACTATGACACTAGAAAGATGCCTCGCGTTGGTGAACATCACAATGCTCTAGAAGACGCAAAGCATCAAGTTCGGTGTGTCTATCGCAGCTACCAAATCCTTCACAATAGGGAGAAAGATCAATGATCCTGAGTGGTCGAACCATTCAGCAGCTCAAAATCATGGAGCCATTCTATGGCAGAACACGCCATAAGGGCATGACTTTTGGGTGTGGACCAGCAGGCTATGATGTTCGCGTAGAGTTCGATGAGAATGGCATCACAGATGCTGTTCAACTCCTTCCAGGTCAATTCCTACTGGCCTCTACGATCGAGCGTTTCAGGATGCCCAGAGACGTTATCGGAATCGTGCATGACAAATCTACTTGGGCTCGTCTTGGTCTTGCTTGTCAGAACACGGTGATTGAGCCAGGATGGGAAGGATGGCTCACTCTTGAACTGACTAATCATGGTCATGAACCTCTTACAATCGAGCGTGGAATGCCAATCGCTCAAGTGATATTTCACTTCGTAGACGATGATACTATTGGCTATGAAGGAAAATATCAATCTCAAAAGCGTGGACCTGTCAGGCCCATCATTGAGAAATGTTAGACTTGTGCCGCATATGGCGCTAAGGTAGGCTAAAAGCCAACCTCTAGAACCTGGAAAGTCTAATGTCAGAAAGAAGCATGAAAGGGACGTTGGTCAAGTGCCTGTCCCCGTTGGATGCCGTTGCCATTGAATCACCGATGACTGGCCTCGGCATTCCAGACATAAACTACATCGGTGGATGGATCGAATGCAAGGCTCTGAAAGCATGGCCCAAAGGAGCAGACAAGAATCCAGTGAAGTTTCCACATGCATGGACAAAAGAACAGCAAGTCTGGGGTTACAGACGTGAAAGAGCTGGCGGAGTTTCACTTGTATGTGTCAAAGTCAGCTCATCATGGTTTTTCTATTCAGCGACCACATTGAAGGTGAATAACTTATGGGACAATATGACAAGACCACAGATGTATCAGTGGGCACTGAAGGTTTTCGAAGTATCTCTACCGCAGAGGGAGCTGTGCGAATTCCTGACCTCACTCCGTCGGACCTCAGTCCTGCAGAGCACCTTCTAATTTGGCGTCGAAGAGAAGGCTATACTCAGCCAGTCGCAGCTGAAGTTCTTGGCATAAGCCTGAACTCACTAATCGGAGTAGAGCGGAAAAATGATAATTCACTCTTTGTCTGTGTGCCTCGGATAGAAAAACTGCACCCTCACGAGATATGTTTCATTTTGCGCCGTCGTTCTGGACTAACTATCCCTGAGTGTGCTGAACAAGCTGGTGTCTCAAGATACTGGTATAATCTGATGGAACAAGGAAAAGTCTGCTCTGATCGACTTTTCCAATACTGGGGTGAAAAATGAAAGGGCATACCGACCATGCAATAGATTTCCTGAAAAAGTTCAAGCCCGGTGGACCTTGGGCACTTGGAGCAATCGCTACTGATCGTAAAGGTGTTGAGTTCAGAACTTTTAGGTCTGAACAGGATGCCTATAATTTCATTGAAAAATATAATGGTGAATGGAACCTTTATTTCCTGATCAACGAACCGACGCACGATATCAAAACCAAGCCTTCTAAGACTGATATCGCAAATGCTCTTTGGCTGCACGTTGATATTGATAGCAATGCCGCAGACAAAGAAAGTCTAGAGCATGATCTTGATATAACGCTAAGTCATCTCACTGACAAGCTGCCGAAAGGTATTCCACAGCCGACTTGTATCATATTCTCTGGAAATGGCTATTGGGGCTTCTGGAAACTCAGAAATCCTTTCCCGATCGAAGGAACTGAGGCAAAATGGGAGGATTTTGAACTCTACAACAAGCGTCTTGAACAGGTTTTCGGAGGAGATTACTGCTTCAATGTAGACCGAATCGCTCGTCTTCCTGGGACAATCAACGTTCCAAATCCACAGAAGCGCAAGAAAGGTCGTGTCGAAGTAGAAGCGAGACTACTGCATTTCAACCCAGGGGCTGTCTATGACATCTCAGACTTCAAGAAGTCTGCTGGTGTGCAGTCTTCTGGGTCAATGATGGATGGAGGCAAAGAAGCCGGTGTCGATATTGACATCGGCAATATTGAACGAATTCAAGAACTCAGCGAGCTAGACGAATGGTCAGTTCCAGATAGAGTGAAAATTATTATCGCTCAGGGACACCATCCAGACCAGCCCAAGGAGAAAGATAACTCTCGGTCAGCATGGGTCTTTGACTGTGTGTGCTCATTAGTTCGCTGTGGTGTTCCCGATGCTGTGATCTACAGTATCTTGACAGACCCCGGCTGGGCTATCTCAGCCAGTGTGCTTGAACTCAAGTCCGGTGCTGATCGCTATGCGCGCCGACAGATTTCACGCGCCAAGCAATATAATGAAGATCCTAACCTTTTGATGATGAACGACCGACATGCTGTCATCGGTAATATCGGCGGCAAATGTGCAGTCATCGAAGAGCTCGATGATCACTTGAAATTGCACAATGGTCAGACATTTAATCGCACAAGACTGACGATGTCTAGCTTTGAAAGCATTCGTCAGCGATACATGAACAAGCGTATCAAAGTTGGTGTGACGAAAGACGGTGTCGATGTAACCGAAGAACTCGGGAAGTATTGGCTCAAGCACCCGATGCGTCGGCAGTATGACACCATGCGATTCATGCCGCTCATTGAGAAAGAAGGTGTCTACAATCTGTGGCGTGGTTTCGCTTATGAAGCAGTTCCTGGAGATTGTAGTCTATATCTAGAACACTTGAAAGAAAACATCTGCTCTGGTAATGAATATCATTACGACTATCTAATTCGTTGGATGGCGCGCGCTGTTCAGGAACCTGCTAGTGCTGGAGAGGTAGCTGTCGTTCTTCGTGGTGGCAAAGGGACAGGTAAAGGCTGGTTCGCCAGGACTTTTGGTCGTCTTTTTGGGCGACACTTTCTTCACATTGCAAACGCAAAACATCTCGTGGGTAATTTCAATGCTCACTTGCAGGATTGTTGTCTGTTGTTCGCAGACGAAGCGTTCTTTGCTGGTGACAAGTCACACGAAAGTGTGCTCAAGATGCTGATTACTGAAGATGTGCTGCCTATTGAAAAGAAAGGTTACGACGTTGAAGCGCAGCCGAACTTTGTTCACATGATAATGGCTTCTAACGACCCTCACGTTATCCGTGCAACCGGAGATGAACGCAGATATTTCGTGCTTAATGTGAGTGAAAATCGTAAACAGGATGCGAACTATTTTGGCAAGATTCAGGAGCAAATGGAGAACGGCGGCTACGAAGCTCTGCTCTACTATCTCCAATCAATTGACCTGACTGGCTTTCAAGTTCGCAATGTGCCACAGACTGATGCTCTGCAAGAGCAGAAGCTGCTATCAATGAACTACGATGAAGAGTGGTGGTTTCGCAAATTGCAAGATGGTCGCATCTTTGATACTGACTCTGAATGGGAGCGATTTGCTCAAACGGATAGGATCACGCAAGATTTCGTGAGATATATGGAGCTGTGGCGTTTCAATCGTCGTGGTAACGAAACCTCTCTTGGTCGATTTCTTTATCGTGTTGTTCCGCATCTAACCAAAGTTCGTAGAAGAACAACTGTCGACGTGGATGATGGATTTGGTGGTCCTAAACGAGAAACACGTCGATTGATGTTCTACGACTTTGGCACTCTCGAAGAGTGCAGAAGATCATGGGAAAAACTTCATGGTAAGGTCGATTGGGAAGAGCCTGTTCAGCTTGATATTGACCAACCGGATGTGCCATTTTGACGACCTCTCAGAGGCCGCTAGAGGGCCTTTTTGCTGGGGGGTATACCTACCCTAGGGCAAGGGCTTCAAGGGGCCTCCTGGACGCTCTGAGACGTCCGTAGGACATGTTGGATTAGTGGCCTATGCAGCTGGAACAGTTGCACTGGTCACTACAACATCGGCAGGGTATAATTTTCTCAGGCAAACCAAAATGGAGCACCAAATGCTGAGTAAAGTCTGGATGATACCTTGGTCAGTAAAAGGTTTTGACGAATACCAAAGCAGCCTCGTCTTGTTCGATGAGCATGTAATGAAACAACAGGCTGAGGCAAATCCAGAGCGAGGTCGTATTTTATTTGAAACGATTGATCTAACTCCAGAAGAGGAAGCATCTATCCTGCAAGCAATGAGGAATATTTTCGAATGAGACCGATGCTCGCATCTAATTGGGAAAGCTGCAACGAGGATATGTTCCCTTTCTGGGCACAGCCCAAGCTGGATGGTATTCGTGTTCTGATCGGAGAAGACGGATGTCTCTACACGCGCAGCTTGAAGCCTGTGCGAAATCACCAGATACAATCTCTCGTTCGAGATATACCAGAGTTGAGAGGCCTGGATGGAGAGATAATCGTCGGAGATAAAACTGCAGAAGACTGTTATCGCAGAACAAATTCTGCTGTAATGAGTTATGAGAACGAAGATATTGCACATGCGACTATCCAGATTTTTGATATCTGGAACGACCCGTGGTCTAGTTACGATGAGCGCTATAGCAAGTTGGTGAGAAGAAGCAAAAGTTGGCCTCAATGGGTTCAACTTGTGGAAACAAAATTGATTGATGACCCAGCCATGTTAGAAGAGTATGAAAAGAGCCTACTGGCTCAAGGTCACGAAGGTGTAATCCTTCGAAGCCGTCATTCTCTCTACAAAAAAGGTCGTGGAACACCCAAGGGAGGAGAGCTGATCAAACTGAAAAGGTTCGCTGATGCCGAGGGAATTATCGTAGCCTGTCATGAAGAAATGCACAACGCAAATCCGGCGACCATCAATGCTCTCGGTTACACTGAACATAGCAGTCATCAAGAAAACTTGATCGGCAAAGGCACCCTCGGTGCTTTTGAGCTCAAGATTGACGAGAAAAAATGGCCGAGTGGATTTGTCCGAATCGGCACAGGAATGTCTGCACGACAGAGGGAGGTCTTCTGGTCCAAGCGAGATGAGCTGATCGGTAAGATTGTGAAGTTCAAATACTTTGAAGTCGGTGTCAAAGACGCACCTAGATTCCCCGTCTTTCTGGGCTTCAGAGATGCTGATGACATGTGGGAATGAAATGATCACTCATGAGATTCTTAGAGACAAGTGTCGCAAAGCGATGGGGATGAAAATTCCCATCGCCGCAAAAGAGCGATGGGCTATTTTCATCAAAGAAAAACGAACAGAGTTCATTTTTCGGTATGAGTGGATTATTGATCGTCGTTTCTACGATTGGGTTCATGATAATCAGCAGTTTCTTGACATCATGGATGGAACTGAATGGTTCGGAGTCTACATTTGTCATCCTGATGGAACTCCTATAAATTATTACGACAAATAGTTGTTTTCTTCTCGAAAATCGTAGGGCATTTTGCAATAGTGCTGCAACTAGGAGACAACTAATGATCAAGAGCCTCATTAAAGAAGGAGAGCCGTGATGTCGGATATTCGTGCCAAAATCTTGGCTCTGCGCAACATGATCACTGAGCGCGGAGCAACCGAGGCTGAGGCAATGGCGGCTCTCGCCAAAGCCGACAAGCTGATGGCTGAGCATGGTCTGACTGAGGCAGATCTTGAAGTCGCTGAAGCTAAGCGCGATATGTCTGTTGGTGAGTTCAAGTATGGCATCAAAACGCAGCATCCTTGCGCGAAATGGTGCAGCAAAACCATCGGTGAATTCTGTGGTGTCATAACGTGGTATGATCCCAATGGGCAAAAATCCAGCGGTTTCGGCTTCAATGCAGATGTTGAGATGTATGAGTTTCTGCTCAAGCTAGTTCACGACTCCATGAACAGAGAGTGGAAGAATTATCTCGCAACCAATCCTCCCAAGAAAGGCGTTAGTCGCCACACTGAATACTGGTCTTTCATGCTGGGCATGGCTCAGCGCATCAATGAGAAGCTGCAAGAGCTGATGCAAGCTCGTGAAGTGAAAGTTGACAGCACCGGAACTGATCTTGTCGTTAAAAAGTATGCCATTATTCAGGCCGGTATGAAAGAAATGCTTCCGGACCTTCATTTTCGCAAGGCAAACTCTCGTGGTATCCTTGCTGATAGCTCTGCTATGAACAAAGGTCGCAAGGCTGGTGACAGGGTGAACCTGAACCGTCCTTTGAAGAATGGCCCAAACGTTCGCAAAGCGATCACTTGCTGACAATTGACGGCTGTTCAAGAGCCTTTTCGCGGGGTAGTGTTAGCGCACTACCCCCCAACTCTAACCACGAGGTGAATTCATGGCGGTCTACTTCATGAACAAAGGTCATATCGACCTTGACGTGATCCGCACAATGGGTGTGTCAGTCAAAGAAAATGACAATCCTATCGGATTCTTTGGCACCGGACTGAAGTATGCCATCGCAACACTGCTGCGAACCGGGCACAAGATCAGCCTCAAAACTGACGGTCATACCATTGACTTTCGCACCCAGGAGAAAATCATTCGTGGTAAGACTTTTCAGATGATTCAGATGGGTGATGAACAGCTTGGATTCACCACAGATCTGGGCAAGAACTGGGAGGTCTGGCAGGCTTATCGCGAGCTCTACTCGAATTGTCTTGATGAGAATGGTAAAATCAGCACCATTTTCGATGAATCTTTCGACACCATTTTCTCAGTTAATGGTCCAGAAATTGACAACATTCATGCAGATCGCGGCAAGATTTTTCTGCAGAACGAACCGTGGATTGTAGGTTCGGGTATTGAAATTCATCGCGGAAAGTCTGACTATGTGTATTATCGAGGAGTGTGTGTTCACAAGCTGCTGAAGCCGAGTCGTTTCACCTACAACTTCACGTGTCAAATGACACTGACCGAAGACAGAACGCTGGCCTCCACCTACGACATGATCTACAAGCTCAGCGCGAGACTTCCTCGTGTCGCGGACCCTGTGTTCTGCGAAAAGATCATTGATCCTGACTGGGACGGTTTTGAAACGAATCTCGACTTTTCGAATTGCTACGACCCAAGCGAAGAATTTCTCGATGCATTGGAGAAGCATCGTGCCAATGCTCGTATGAGAGAGAAAAACAAAGAAATTCTGTATCGGCATCGTAAAGTCAACAAATGGGATGTGTTCGAGCTTGACGATGAGCAAGCTCGCACCGTGGCTTCTGCCTGCAAAATGCTGAGAGCGCTGAACTGCTTCGTGTCTCCGCAAGATTTTACGTTCGTCGAAAACCTCGGTCCGGGTATCTACGGTCATTGCAAAGACGGCAAGATGCTGATTACTCGGCAGACCATCGCTAACGGCAGAGACTTTCTTGCAATCACGATGTATGAGGAGTGGATTCATGATCACTTGGGTTACAAAGACGAAACTCGTGCGATGCAGCAGTTCCTTCTGGACAAAATCTTGGAACTGATTAAACGGGAGAATTGATAGCTTGTCACGAGTTTCTTCGCATACTATGCTACAGGTATAGCTAAACCCAAGGAGGATAGAATGGGCTACTCGGCAACAACTCCGGAAGAAATCAACGTGGTGGTGCTCGTTACGTTGAAAGCTGCCATCAAGATGTATCTCATGTATGGCATCAAAGTGAACCGTGCCTACACGCCGACCAAGATGCTCGCCAAAGCTGGCGAGCTTCTCGGTAAAGAATATAAGCGTGGTCAGCTGTCGCAGGCTTTTGCCGATCTGCAAGCCCGCTACGATGAAATTCTTGTTGGGAGGAACTAACATGGTTCGCTATATCAGTGCAGAGAACCTCCACGCTGATGACTTCGGAGACAGGTTCACTCATCAAGTTGGTGAAGTCGTCTACGATGCTCGCACCAAATTCGGCTCTGCGTGGGCTACGATGACGCAGAGCTCTTTTCAGAAGTATGGCTTCGGTCGGCTTGGTGTCGGCTTCGGTCAGAAATACGTTCGCAACGCTGCGGGTGAACTGCACAAGGTGGAGGGCTGATAATGTCGTATGGTATCTACACTTGGGAGTTGGAAGAACTGACTGTTTTCAACGCCCTTGATGACAAAGAACCAAAGAAAGTCAACGTTGAGTTTGTTCTTGTCTGCACTGATCCAGGCACGCCAGAAAGTGGAAGATTCGGTCCGCCGGAATTCTATGATCCAGGTGAAGCTCCCACATGGGAAATCGAGAGCATTCAGATCATCTTTGAAAATTCTCCTCCTCTTGGCATTACCGAAAATCAATTCATGGAATTATTCCCAAGAGGAGACAGTATAATTGACATGGCTATCGAATGTGCTCTTGACAACGGTATTGTAGAGTCTGATTACGAATGAATTTGTTCGTGCTTGACGAAGATCCAGCCGCTTCGGCGGCTGGACTTGACGATAAACGCATTGGCAGTGCCCTGCGTGAAGTCAACCAGATGATGTCTACTGCGCTTGCTCAGAGCGGCGTAGAGGGCGCTAGCGTAGGGCCGGGGCTGCTATGCCGCCCAAGCCATCAACGCCATCCAGTGACGCTCTGGGTGGGCCAGACAAGCGGCAATTTTGCGTGGGCATACGCCTATGCAATGGCGCTCATTAAAGAATGGCAACTCCGCTACGGAACATGGCATAGCTCTAGCGATAGAACACCATACATATGGAGATTTAGGACTTGCATTCCTCAAGGCCCTCTGTTACCGTTCCAAAATAGCGCGAGACACGGTGGATTGGGGCTTGACTTCACGCATCTGCCAGTTCCAGAATCATACCGAGCGTATATTCAGGAGCGCTGGCTGACAGACAAACGGCCTCCGACCTACACGAATCGGGAGTGGCCTGAATGGGTGAGCTGGAACCAAAAAGCATGAGGATTAAAGCAGGGATCCGAATCGGTTTCTGGGATCACACCAAAACTGGTCCTTTCAAGGCTATCGGATATTACAACGGACCTGATCTTGGCGATCATATCCCCGGCACCAGACTTCAACAAAATCTGATGGAAGGTGAGCTCATCTTTCATGTTGGAGTTTTGTTCAGACCAGATCTTGGGAAGAATCAAAGATTAGAGACGATTTTAATTCTAGAAAAATACATTCCTGAGATGTTCGAATACGAGCACTGGGAGCGTCTGTGTAACGACAAATAGAATTTGTCTTCACCCCACTCTTTAGGTAATGTGCAAACTATAGCGGCACCATCCTAAGGAGAGGGTAAATGGGAAGCAACGTCAGGCTGGCCTACGACAGGCCCAATGGCTGGAGCATCAGCCTCTACAAAATTTCTGACAGCTACGGCACCTACTTCGTCGTTTACGAGTCGGTCGTTGACGGCTACGGCGACTATGACGGCGAGGATGCCATGGACTTCAACACGGAGGCCGAAGCCCGCAAATACTACGAGAAGCGGGTTGAGTTTCTCCGTGACACGCCCAACTGGGAGGCCCAGTCGGCGTATGATGAGCTGCACGGCACGATCAACGGCGTGGACCCGGGGATCGTTGAGTGGCGCGAACTGGTGGGGGAATAGATGCTGAAGTGGTTCTACGTTGACGTCGGGGTTGTAACAAACCCCGACGCTCATCCCGGCTCCAAAATCGGAGACACGCAGTATAGGTTCATGGATGACATGAACAATCCGAGTTTTTCCTATGACTATGTGTCTCTGGAAAAAGCTCTGGCTGAGCATTCGCCCTGTGTGATCGTTTGGGTGCCCAAGGTGATGCGGAACATGAGGCGCATGATGGAGATGAATGCCGAACTCCCTCAAGAGCAGCGTGACATGCTTCGCTTGAAAGGAATGATCTGATGATCTACTATGTTGCTGCGACGGATTGCATGTCGTGGGGTCGCGGAGCCTATGCTTGGGAAGCTGTTGGCCATGCTCTTCAACACTCTGGTCGCAAAGCCACGAAAGTTGTTCTCTTTGAGGTGGATTCACCCAGGGAGGGTGACGTCTATGTCAACGACATGGGCAACATCGTTGCGCCCAAGGGGAGCAAATTCAGAGAGCTTGCTACGATCTCGTTGCACCGTCTCTCGCCCAAGTTCTACTCGTTTTTCGACGAGCTTGAAGCAATGCTGGAATGAGGCGTGTTCTATGAAGATCGACTATCTGCCCACTGAAGACGACAAAGAGTTCGTCATGTATGCCTTCTACGATGATCAGAAGAACGAAGTTCGTTGGTGGGGTTGTTCCAAGAACACTCCTTACGATCCTGAGTATTCTCAGTTCGTCGTGACAACGTGGTCATTGTGCAAGCCTGCGGCTGGTATTCGCATGATTTCCACTTCAGGATGGAGCTGACTGAGTCGCCGGATAGGGTTGTGATCTTGGCAGCTCAGACGGCGGCCTGGGATGTGGGCTGATCCAAGCCCAGAAGTGGTTGAATGGAGGCGACAGAACAAGAAACGAGTTCGTCCGTATGTCCGCAAGCGACTACGACTGACTCCGTGGCTACTGCGCTGGACAGCATTGGTGCTGCTGTCGGCGCTTCTCTTCTGATAGGAGGACTTGTGATGCAGTATCTGTCAAAGACAGTGCCTATCTACGAGTGTGGAAAGTGTGGCGCTACCGGCCGACTGGAAGGCATGTGTGAGTGCTGCAATGTCACCGTGAGATATTATGATGATGAACCTGCTACCTACTGGAGTGTCGCAGTCTACGAGACTGGACTGAACTATGGTGGTCCGGAAGAAGGCGGCTGGTGGTATGAGTGTGGATGGCTGATTGATCCGCATAAGCAAAGAGTTTTTGACTCTATCACAAAGAGTTGCTCAATCATTACAAGGACACGAAGAATATCGCCGTTCACGGTTCCAGTTCCTGGCTACCCTGTCTACTGCTGAGGAGGAAATCATGGCAGAATGTGTGCGACTCTACTACGATGGGTATCTGATGAATACCATCGAGCCCAGCTCCAAATTCAAAAGCATCCCCAACGCTCGCTGTGATACCGCAGAAGGGCGTGAAAAAGTCGCTCGGAGGCTGATGGAAGGTTGGATCCGAAATGCAGGCTACCATCGCCATCTGTTCAGGATTGAGCATGGAAAGACTGATCCGCTGGTTTTGTCCAGAATGACTTCCGAAATCATGCAAAAATGGAGCACCAAATGCGTGGAATTCTGATCAACCCTTGGACGAAAGATATCAGCGAAGTGGAGTGTGGAAAATTATCGGCCCAGAAGTC